CATTGTCTTGGCCAACATTTGTTTCGAAGTCAAAGAGATCCATATTTTCAGGATTAGCCGTATCAGTACCCGTAAATGTCAAACGAGATGCAGGTGTAATGTAATCAGAAATATTGACTTGATCAAAAAATGGATACACAATCGTTTGAAGTTTAAGACCTCGAGCAAGGAATGCAACCTTACGAGAACGTATAAACGGAATTGCAGAAGTAGACACTACTCGATCGTTAACTAATTCTTTTGAAAATGTAGCTCGTACTTCTGTATTAATGCCTCTGCGGGATTGACCAGAAACATTACCAATAACTTCATATGTTAATACACGACCACCAGCTCGATTACCAATCAATGCACGTTCTTGAGCCGTAAAGGTATTACGATTCATCCAACGACCAGCACCAAGACCAAAGTCCTCACGTGACCAATCTGCCGCACGAACCATTTTCGTACCAGTTACCTGAGTACCAGTCCATTGAGTTTGCCAACCATTCCATACTGTACCAAGTGCACCCGTAGCTGTTTCTGCAGCTAGCACTGACGAAAAGTTACCTTCCACATCATTGATAATTTCGGGTACTCGCTGAGTTTCAATCCATTCATCGGATGGCGGATTCAATTCAACAGATCCGATGAAGGTAAAGATTGCAAATGGGTTTACGTTTTCAGGACGAGAAGCATAGGTTTGTGAAACCAATTCTTTTTCATCGTATGGCAGAGTAATCAAATCTCCAGTCAGTTGATACCCTTGGTTTGCTCTTTCCCCATCGGTACGAGCCTGCTCGATTAACTTAGCATTGTCCATTGAGAATGACGGACGAAGTTCTTGCATTTCCATATCGATTGAAGCACGATAATCGGGAGATACCACATCACCAGTTGTGTGACCTGCAAAGTTATCGACAATAAATCCGTTTTTGAATCGATCAATACCAAATTCGTCAGGAACATTAAGAGAAGACGCTTGTTGTTCGAGCAAAGAGAGTGAGGTGTAGTACTCTAAGTTTTCCACACGCTTTTCTATCTTGCCAATGTCACGCATCGTGTACCGACGATTATCAATTTTTTCAATGTTGATAAATTGTGGGTTTGTAGTATACGGAGCAACTGTTAAGGTTGCAAGGTGCATCGATAGGTTTGGTGTCTCAGGAGCAGTAGCCGCATCCGAAGCAATGCCTTCAGTGACTAAAAACTTTCCTTCAATATCCATCGAGATCTTATCGATCCGTGGAATATAATATGTATAGTCAACTTCCGTAGTGGTTCCAGGCTTAGGAGGAAGCGCAAGACTACCTGTTCCAGTAAATCCTGACTCATCATCAGCCAAACGAGGTCTGAAGTCGAGCGCATCTGCCAAAGGCACAATACCAAATATCGAACTGTACTGCGGAATATCCTCTCTATTAATATCAGCATATGAATCAATAGAAAAGTAATCACCTTGACCATGTTGAAAGTAATCAAAATACACTTTCAGCGTGCCAGTAGGAACTGCTGTATTTGGCTTGCGAATTAATCTTGACACACCATAATGAGTATCACGTTGACCATCGTCTAAGTCAAAAAAGTCAGTAATATCCGTTGCATTTGCTTCATCAACTGGTGTATCAAATGCAGTACCCATAAACACTTTGCGAACACGGTACGCGTCTGCTTTCTGCAAAGACACGACTCGAGACTCTGCGGTTTCTTGATCAGTGATTTCAATTGTTGCAAACCGCACCGGAGTCTTTGTCTTTGGACTAACCGTAGAAGGCGTGTTTTTGATAGCAGGGAAAAATATTGAATATGTTGTATTATTTGCCAGACCTGAAAATTGAATTTCATTGTCATTAACAACAGTATAATTAAAGTTAGTAACAAAACTACCTGAATTAGTTGCCACAATAATTTCAATTGCTTCAACGTTCGGATCTATTCTAGCGGCTACACCAGTTAGGTTTGTGACCTCTGACAACGAAACGGAAAGAGTGCCAGTGCTTGATGATGTCTTATTATCCACCTTTTGCATCACGGTATATGACATGTCTCGTTCATCGGCAGGATCATTCTTCACATTGCGTACATAACTACGACCAAGTGGAAATAGAGAAATCGATCTTGCTGGATTTGACAATACTGAACGGTGAACCTTATACGCTACGCTAGTTGCTGTTACGCCATTTGCTGTAATCTCAAGTGATGTGTCTGAGGTAGGATCGCCATCAACAACATAGTAATTTCCACCAACATCGATGATATCACCGTCTCTAAAGTCCCGTTCAAAACGAGTACCCTGACCTGTTACCGTAGTACCAGATACCGACACGTTACCTTGAGCATCGCTTTGCACAACGTTTGCAACTTCACAATCAAAGTCATCGTTGTCAATAAACTTTACGTCTCGATCAAATCCTTTGTCTTCTGGAAGACTGATATCAAAAAGATACATTCTGTAGTTGCCATTACCAACTGCCTCAAGACCACGCATTCGGGCAGTACCAATTTCCGTATCAGAAGAATCTTTTAAATTGACTTGCGCAAATGTTACAAAGTCAGCAATTCCGGTTATGTTCCGAACCTGAACATAGCTACCAATAGTTGTGGGAATCAGATCATCATCAACTTGACGAAACTCTCTTGCTTTTTGAATAGGTATAAATGTAGTAGATGGTTTTTCAATTTCGTAACCACGTACATAGGCCTTTCCTGAATCAGCTGCAATAACAACTTCATCCTCAGAACCAGTAAGCGACTGACCATTATTAAATGATGGAGTTTCTTCGTATGCCCATTTGACATTACCATCAGACACTTCAGACAACACATGAGACGGTTGCTGATTACCTGAATTAATAGACGACTCGGAATCGTATCCAACTGCAACATAATAAGTACCTGCTGCATTTGTTACAATATCTCCCAACCGATACGGTGCACCCGCTACCCATTGACCTCGGTTATTGTCTCGCGATTCTTTTGCAAACATTCTAAATGGACGTACTGTATAATCACCAGATTCGTCGTACGTGCGTCTTGCGAGTTCCTTAGCCAACTCAGAGTATTCTGTTCTTTCTACATGGATGACTCTTTCGCCTTCATCGGTTTGGAGTAACTCGACAAAATCATCATCTATTGTCGATCCAAGTGGCAGTTTAGTCAGGACGAGTTCAGTTTTATAACGATGAGCACCCGGAGCTGCAAAGTTAAACGACCCATTTGCATTGTCATTCAAACTCGAGTCTTGCTCAGGTGTTACTATCGATTCTACTATTTTTAAACCAACGCGATATGAAGGCTCGTTGTCATACGCATTAAGCACAATCGTTTGTTTTTCAACCAACGTGAAAAATCCATTAACAAAATACACGCCTCGTTCAATCTCTGCCAATGAACTAGAACCTGTAGCTTCAGTAGATGCAGTTGTTACGCGGTAGGCTTCGTAGTTATTTTCGTCTGTTTCGTCAGTCGTTATTTCTAATACTTCTGATTCTGCAAATACTTGTGTAGACTCTGTATCACCTTCCTCTGTATCTGATGTATCGTATTCAATAAACAAAGTAAGCGGTGTGTCCTGTGTCTGAAGTTGGTAGTACTTAACAATGCCTTCAACACCAGAGGTTCCACCAACAGCTCTTTTACCAACCATTTCTTTTGCTGCGTTTTCAACTTCAGCCGACGATAAAACTCCGGTTGTTTCTGTACCACTTATCACATCAACGCTTGTAACATCAGCAATTAGTTTGACATATCCAGTGGTCTTGTTCAATGAAATCCCACCAGGAATTACCATTGCGCCTTCTTTGTATATACCCTGACCAAAGCGATCGAGCTGTTTTTGGTACATTGACTGCATTTGATTCAGTTCACGAGTCTGAACTGCATATCCTGGACGATACAAAATCTTTTGAAATTTCTTTTCTTCGTCGTAATCGTCAAAGTAAGGTGACGTATTAAAATTAATTGACATGAGGTTCCTCGTTAATTAGTACTCAAGCACCAATGCTATGGTTTCTATCTGATTACTTGTGCGGTCAACTGCAATAGTATTATTTATAAAGGATAAGTCACCGGAATACGGCTCGACTTCAGGATTCGTAATACTCGAAACCGTTGCGCTTGCACCTGACGATGAGGTTATTTGCTCGCCTTCAACAAAGTCTACATTATTAGAAAGAGTATCGTCTTTTATATATCGAAGGTGATCTGTCGAGATCTTATCAACATAAAATCCAATTGCTCCTGAGGTTTGGCCATAAATTGCATCATCCTCGCTAAATGATCCTGATATGTTAGTGAGCTCTAATGTTCTTTTTGCATTCAGCGTACCAGCAGTAGCAACCGTTTCTGTACCGTATGCATATGGATTTTCAATCAAACCAATTCTGCGAAAGTCATTTTCAATTGTAAAGTCACCTTCACCTTCGTTGTATGCAAAGTTTAGGTTAATGATTACGTATTTACCAAAGAGTTCTCTTTCAGGAGAAAAGCCATGACCTCTAAAAGGTGAGATGATAGGCTTGATATCAGCTTCGGTAAATGAATTAGCAACAACAATACTTCTTGCCCTGCGGAATCTAGATCCATTTCGAGCAATAGATATTTCTACGTTTATCACATCGCCCGAAGAGTTAGTTTCTGCATATCCGTAACATGATGATTGAACAATTGTTACTTCACCAGTTGTGTACCCAGCACCGCTAAGAACCAATTGAACCTGAATTATTTGACCACCTACACCTGTTGTTGCAATACCAAATCCGGTTTCAACTGCTCCTGTTGTTCCGACTTGCCTGAACATAACTGGGATAGTTCCTTCTTGAGAAATAGGATATCCTGAACCTTGATCTGTTATATTTTGAATACTTTGAATCACACCACCAGATGCAATAATGTTGCATGTTGCTGTAGCAGTTTCGTTCCCATCACCTAAAACATAGATGGGTAACTCGGGAGAAGATTCGCTTCCGAGCGTAGCATTAATCGGATAACCAGTACCGCCGTCAATTAGTTTGAGATGATCGATTGATCCAACAACTGCTTCTGAAATAACGTCTTCGTCCGAAGAAATAGGAAGGTAGTCACCAAATGCGAATTTGCGAAACAAAGAATCTGATATCGTAAACATATACTTCCACTTATAACCATCAATCGTTTCGACAATGTTAGTGGTAGTATGCGTAGGCTTGGTTGTTGATTGAGCAGAATTATTATTGGAAATGCATTTGTATACTTTATTTTCGTCAGTAAATACGTAAAAGTTTTTGTCACTTAAATCAACATCATCTGAATACTCGTCATATACAACCGAACTTGTCCAATCAATACGCTTAAATCCAAGCGTGATGTCCCGGTCGCTCACTCTCTTAAGAGCAGTCATGTCGTGCCAAACATCATATTCTTCTTCAAGTGTATTTAATATGTTTGGTGGATCATCTGATGTGGTTGACCACGGCTGTGGACGACCAATGTATACGTACATATTACTAGTGTTATTTGCAACAGAGTCTACAATCTTTTTTGCATTCAAGTAACCCGTCTTGCTAGTTAAATTAGATGTTGCCATCGCTTTGCGCCCTTACGATATTAAGTCTTGTGATGTTGATACCAAGTCGGCTGTTTCTACTGTTCCTGATCCCGCTATACTAGATACCTCAGCAAATGTATCATCTGCAAAATAGTCATCTGCAAAGTACACTCCAGAATTTTCAAAATACGATTGCGTAAAACCAGTAACCGAAGTTTCGATGCCCGGAGATTCAAGTAATGTATATGACGGCTCATCAAACTCTCGAACAAATACAAAATAGTCTTTTATGCCGGTATTGTACTTCGCAAATGAATACACATTACCAACAACTTCCATACCAGCTGGGTGAGCAAACTTCTTGAGCGGCTCGATCCATCTTTCTGTTGTATATGCAGTTCTGACTTCGTATGAGTATTTTTGATAAAACTTAGAATCCTGTAGTACAATACTTTCTGATAATTGACCCTTGACCCCTTCATAGTATCCTTGATATGTTGCTAGTGCTCCATATACAATTTCAAACTCTGCTCCACTACCTGATTCACTTTCAATTGTAAAGGAAAGCGTAGGAAACAATACTCCATAATCTGATGCGAGTGTCGCAGCTTCTGTGATAAGACCATAATTGACAAATGGTTGTTGACCTGTTTCGGTAATCAAACCATATATATCAGAAGGATCTGGGTATTCATAATATATAAAATCAATCATGTAGTACTGCTTCGTTGTATTAGTAGCAATAACCGAAGCAGGTGTATTACCCGAACCAAAATCTGTTAACCTAACACTTAAAATACCACCACTTGAATCAACAGTTTCAACATATGCAATAAATGTTATACCTTCATACCCAAATATGGTTATTTTATCGCCTTTTTTGTATCCAGATCCCTTTGACGTGATTGCTAATCCAGTGACGGTGCGATAGACTTCTGCCGTGGTGTTTTCATCTACATAAACGGTGTTGCGCTCAAGAAACGTACCAACAATAGTTGATCTAATTAAGTGAAGTTCGTAAATAATACCATCTGCATATATCTTTCTTTCGACTTTGCTAACAACTGCAGATGCGTCCGAGTTGACCTGAAAGATTCTCTTCCCAGCAAAGTCCTCAGGATCACCTACTAGTTTTGAAACACGAATAACGGTTTCAATAATCCAACGCCCATCAGAAGGAATCAATACCGATTCCCAAGGATAATATACACTTACCTCATCATCAAGAAACATCCTAAAGAATGTTTTAATCGATTCTTCGGAACCTTTTGATGCCCAAATTTTAGCAATGTTATTATAAAATATATTTGGATCTACTGCATAATTTCGTCGTGATAAAATACCAAGTTCACGCTTTATGTACTCCGCAAACTCAGGATCCTGTTCACGCACATCTCTTTGTAGGTACAAGGTGTTTTGATAATACGAAGATTTGTGTTCCTGATCAAGGTACTTAAAAAACGCTTTAGCGAATTCAACTAATTTAGGATAATTAGCTAATACGTGATCCGGAAAAATTGAATCAATTAAAAATTCGATGTTTGTATTTTTACGCATGTCTTGGTATCGAGTCGTAGCTTAAACCACCAGCAGCAGAGCCTGTTGAAATTGGATCACCTGCGCCGCTAATTACCGTATCATTTATATCAATAGCAACAATGTTATTTCGTTTCGGAGCAATATCATTTGAGTTTGGAATTATTGTCAACTCTATGTATGAACCAATGAATGCGGAAGGATTGAAGTTATCAATTATAATCTTTCCAGCCAAGGCATCAATTCTTCCGACGTTATCAACTATAGTAATTTGGTTAACACCTGAGCCTCTAACAATTCTAATTCTCCGTTGACCCGTGGAATCCAAGTAATCTTGAAAACTACACTGTTCACCGTTGACTGTAAAGATTGATGATTTATATATTACTTGTTTATTCGATCCAGCGTCATAAATTGGACTAGAAAATTGCAACTCGTACTTTTTGCTCTGTCCAATTACAGGAACAAATCTTTTCTTCATGTATACGCGGACAGAAGAATTTATAATTGACTTTTCTGCTGTGTCAATAACATTGAGTAATGATGAGTATCTTAATACGCCATCAAACTTACGAAGTTGTTGATCATTATACGTAGATATAGCAGATCTGACTGAGGATGTTATTTGAGCAAAGGATAAAGTTGATTCTGAGGAGTTGCGCTTATAAAATACTTCGAGTGCAACATACGTATATTCAGGATCAACCAACTCGGGTGTTACTGATACGACGCACTTAGGTCGAAGTATTTCATTAATAACTTGATCGCGTTCTTGTGTTGAAAGCGTTTCCCCAATTCGAGGAATAATAGATACGTATGCTCTTCCATACTGAGGAGGATCATTATCCTCACCACCCCAAACTACAATCGAATTAGCATTGTCAAAGTTTTCTAATATTACAGCTTTGTAATCATCAGGGGTGACAGCTCGGTTTTGAGCCGCAAAAGTCAACGGTGCATTATACTTAATTGACTTAAGAGATTCTTTAGGTAAACCACCTATTGATATTGCATTTGTTGTTATTGTTAAATTAGTATTACCTTCAATGTTGTCAACACTCGAAAATGCAACTGCACCGTTTGCGTCAGGACCTTCTGTGATAAGATATTTAATTTCTATCAAGTTACCATTTACTAATGCTTGTCCTAGTACGCCATCACCAAATGTTATTTCATACCGCCCATCAAAGGATTCATTCAAATAATATACTGGAGAGGTTGCAGTAATTTGATTTATGTCTTTTGCTAAAACAAATGTAGTATAAGACGTAGATCCAACCGAATCATATATGTTGACTTCAATCGTTGAAGTATCAACATTAACTTCAGGTATAATAAATTTTTCTGAAGTATTAACATCAAAAATATATTCCGTTGATTTTGTTTCACCCTGTGTAATTTCAACGTCAACAAAAAATGCATCCTCAGTATTATAAGATTCAGTTGTAACAAATGTATATGTAACATTGTCAATTATTGAGCTGAATCTATGCCCTTTGTTTATTGTTAAAACATTATTATTTGGATTGTTAACCTGTATTGAAACACTTGCTACTGCACCGGTAGCCGACTTTGGCGTATATGATAACTGACGGGCATGACCAACGATTGAACCGCGTGACTGAGCTGTTTCTAAAAACGTTTCATTAATACCAATGTTTGCATTAACTGCATTATAGTGTGTAACATATGATAGCACGTCAA